TACGGTGAGCCGGATCCAGAGGCCGCCTTTTTCGTCGAGTTGGGGCAATCCTTGATCGTCGAAGGCAAGCGGTTCCCAATTCCATGCCGGATCTACCTGCAATAGTCGGTCGGTGACGGCCGCGTGATCGACATAGGCAAGATTTATCCCCGCCTTCGGAAGCTTCCGAATAACCGAAGCCGGGAAGGGTTCCCGAAGCTTTGCCGCCTGTTCCGGTGTCATACGCAATCCCTGACCTTCGCCCCGATTGTTAGGGCATGAACCGCTGACCAATGGTGCAAACCCTCAAACCCGGGGCGCTTCGGAAATGGATTCAAAACGAAAGCGAAAACCTCATCCTGGACATAACGCGGCGCATTACTAGCCCGCTTATCTGCCCACTCCGGATAACCCGCCTCCGTTGCGTAATGCTTCCAGGTCGACTGTATGAATTGGTAAGCCCCCGAACCGTAAGGCCCGTCAGCTTCGTAGTTGCCGCGGGATTCCCGCCACATGATGCACTTACGAACCCTCTCGAACCTTTCCGAATTCGAGTAGTGAGCTCCCCGATATTGGGAATCGGGAAGATCGTTCGGGCCTTGAGCGACAACGGCAGCGAAAATCAAACTATCGAGCATGGACGTTCCTTCCGTCATGGGCATCATCACCGCCTCGAGTGAGGCATCGGGCGTATCCGATCGAGTAGGACCAATACGCAAGCAGAGCTGACCAAGTGAGAAACGACAGGATTTCAATCACGGTTTTCCTCCCGTTGTGACCGGCCCCGCAGGAAGGCAGATACGGGGCCGGCCACGCTATGGAATTTTCGTGCCTTCCAGGTGGCGGGCCGAAGGGGGATCGACCCGCCACGGAAATATTATGGATCCCGTATGACAATTAGCAAGCGACACGCCGGGAAAATAGGAAATGCCCCCGGGGAAAGCGGGCCGGGGGCATTCCAGCGGGAGGAAACCGCAAAGCGGATACTACTATGGTGCTTCTTCGAACCATTCTTCTAAGTCCGGTTGCAGGTTCCGTTCCGGATCCAGCTCGAGGTGGGCCGTGAATCCTAGGGATTTCGGTTCCTCTTTTTCTTCCGGGGCATCGGCGGCCACGAATGCCGCTACGGACGCACCTAGCCTTATTAGGCGGTAAATGTCACGCTTGGATAGTTCGAGGCCGTCGATCAAGATTTCGACCTCTCCGACCGTTATTTTAGTTTTCACCGGTCGAGGGCCTCCGCTATCAGGATATATCCGATTGAGTCTAGGTAATGGTCCCGGTCGTACCGGTTTCGGGATCGGGCGAGTTTCATGAGGACTAGCATTTTCGCGGCATCACCGGGCGTAATGTCCGTTTTGAGGTAGGCGGTCCACATTTGGGCGATTCGGGTAAGTGTGTCCCCGAAGTCCCCGTGAGTTTCGGCCCGGGGCCCATGAATGGCGGCTATCGCGTCGCTTGTGAGTTTGTGATCGAGCATGGATCCTCCCGAAAAATATTTTCCAGAAATCTTCGAAATTGACTTGACACCGGTTTCGGTTCCTGTAGTCTTATCTACATAAGGCAAGACCAACTAGGGGAGGAACCCAAAATGGACACAAGCAAGCTCCGCTGGGTGAAGTCGGTAAGCGGTGGAGAATTCACCTTCACCCCCGACGGCCGGACAATCCGGGAAATCGCCGGCGCATATTTCGTATTCGATGCGGATGATTTTGTGACCGGCCGTTACACAACCCGCGAGGAAGCAATCCAGGCGGTGACGGCATGATCACCTGCACAACTTGTGGAACGGACACCGACAAGCTCGAAATCTTTCCCGGGAATGTGTGCCTACCCTGTTGGGCCATTAGCCCAGAAGGAATGCGTATGCCCACCGCCCAAGAATTAGTAACAATGTGGGGAGGTGGACGATGAACGAACTAATCGACCGGATGACCGAAGCCGGGCACGAATGGACCGAAGCCCGGGAGAAGCTACGGCGGCACGGCACCTACGCCTACGGCCTCATAGTGGCCGCCCACGCCCAAGGAATCCCGGAAACCCGCATAGCGGCACTCATGCAATGCGACAGGATGACCGTTCGAAGGGCACTCGGGAAACGTTAAACGATAGCGAAATCCTGCCACCGCCGGCCCGCCGTAACGAAAGTTATAGCCGCCGGAGGTGCATCATGATTCCCCTTGTGACTCCACCATACGGAACCACCATCGAGGGAACCGGTTTGCATCCAAGTGACTTCCGCAAACTGTTCGATCCGCAAATGGTGATAATGACCGCTTATCACGATGTCGGCCTGCCCGATCGGATCCCGGGCTAGAGCCTTATTCGCAAGCCACCCGGCCATTTTGTTTTTCGTTTGATGACCGTGAAGGATCCCGATCCGGGTCCCCTCGAGGTCGACGCACAAATGCAGTTGGTCCCGGCCCGGAAGGAACCAGGTCACTTCCCGGCCGGCGGCCGCCATAACGTCGGCAACCTGGGCCGCCCCTTCGACCGCCCAAGAATCGTCATACCGGGATGCCATTTGATTACCGACCCGTAGGGCCTCGTCATGATTTCCACCCACGACGATCACGGAAAGCTCATCAGTCATATCGGAGAAGGCTTGCACCTGATCTAGAAGCAACCGCCGGTATACCCGGATTTGTTCGGTGAGCGTTAGATCGAGCCGGCCGATCAGATTGCCGCCCTGAGAATTCACGCCCTCGATACAGTCACCGGCCCACGCTAATAGAACCGGGCCGGCCTTCCCCGCCTTCCGAAGCTTCCTGTACCGGTCGACGGCCCGCTCGAGGGATCCATAGAACCGGCCCACCGTGCCTTCCGTGCCGTCCCCATCCGGTTTCCCCAGCTGCAGATCACCGGCCGCAAAAACAAAAAGCCCCGGCCCACCGGCCGGGGATTCCCTAGTTTTCTTTTTCGCATTCTTCAACAAATCTTCGACGTCGATCGATCGAATCGACGGTTCAATCACCCACCGGCAACGAACAATCGGCACGGTAACCGCGTCGTCCCCTTGGGCCTGTCGAGTCCAGGCGGCCGGATCATGCCGCACTTCGACCAGGCGGGCCCGGAAACCGTCCGGGATGTCCACACCCATAGCGGGTAGCAGTCCCGCGGGATCACCGTCCGGGATCGGGCCGCTTGTGACGATCCTCGACCCGTCCGGTTCGAACCGTATTCCCGGTTCCCAACCCCGCGGGACCGCCTCGGAATGCCGACCCGTATTGCCGGCCGCCGCCAAATCGTTAAGGCTTTTCGCTAGGCCCATACCCTAGACATTCCTTCCGCCGGTGACGTTTCACCGATCCAGAAAGCACCGGGAAACCTTCATCCTTAAGAATCCGCGTAATCTCCGCGGAAGATATCGGCCCATCGAGAGCCCGAAGCAGAGCTTCCCGATCCTCACTAGACATCACAACCAGCATTCGGCAAACCGAACACTTAGGCAGAAGATCCACGGCCGCAAACCGATCGGCAAGACTCATAGCCCGAGAGCCGCCGCCCATTCTTTCCGTTCGTCAGGATCCGTCGAGAGAATCGGCAACGGGAAAAGATCCCCGTTCCGGTCACCGGCCTTCGTGAAAGAAACGTGAATGTGGGCCGTGTGCCCGTAGCCCTTACCCCGCCATTTCCAGAACCACCGGCGATAGGTGCCCGACGCGAGTTGATTTTCATAAACGACATAAAGGATCCGATCGGCACCCGGCAAGCTCGAGCCCGCATAAGCGACCAACTGATCCGCTAATTCCTTAGCCGTGGCACCGTTACGGTCCCGGCCTCGGCCCATGTTTTCGTCGATGTCGATAGCCCGAACCCAACCGTTTTCGTCCGGATTATGTTGCGAGGCGGAACCCTTCTTGCGGTGCCGTGCGTCCCCTATCCACCCATCACTACGGCGGGAACGGTTCGGGAACCTCTGATTAATTTGCAGTCGGAGAGTTATTCCGGCCGAACATAGACGCGGATTCATGACTCGGGATGGGTATTCGCAAACGCAAGGCCACCGATAAACACGGCATTAGCCAATCCGAGAAGGGCCACGGCCAATTCATCGGACACCCAACCGGCAATAACAAGTACCGGGATCGAGGCCGCAGAAATTCCGTAAAGATACTTCCGCCATTTCGTGGGAATATTCGGCATTCCTTCTCCCTTAGAGGTCGTTATTGAGGTGGTAGGTAACGTGGTCGTCGATCTTGTGCCGAACGTCCCGCACCTCGGACTCGATCCGGTTGAGTTGATCCTTCACCGACGTGCCGCCGTTCGGTTGCAGCGTCTTCGATATCGCAATCTGCGTACGGATCAACCATAGGATGCCGCCGA